ATCACTGGTACTACTTGTTGAAATTCTGATAAACTCTTAAATAAATGTTTCATAATAATTAAATTGTTTCTGCAAATATAATATAAATATATTGAATAACAATACTTTTTTAAATTATTTTTAATTTTTTTTATTTTTTTTGTTTATTTAAAATAAAGTTGTATATTTGCACTCGAAGCGTAGGAACTTCAAAAGAAATTTATTATAAAAGTCATCCGATAAAGGTTATCCTACGCACCTTTTGACGATGGCTTTTTACGTTTAAATATTATAGAAGTATGAAAAAGTATGTAGTTTATCTTTTAATTAAAGATAAAAAACCAATTTATATTGGTTGTTCAGTTAACTTAAAAAATAGGTTAAAATCTCATAGGTTAAGTAAAGAATTTGATTCTTATATTGTATTAAAACAGTATAGTGATAAAAAAGAAGCATTAAGTGCTGAAAACGCTTTAATCAGATTTATATCAATTTTCGGTGGAGATGAATGGTTAAATAGTAAAGATATTCAACTTGTATTTGAGGGAAATTTTAAAGGTCTAAATAATAATGTAACTTATATTGATTAATTATGGCAGTTAAAGAAACTAAAAGAAAAGCATTTAATTTTTTAAGGAGTTATTTTGATGTGTTTAACGAGTTGAAAACTGATAAGGATAAGTTAGATTTTTTAACTGCAATCTTAAATAAACAGTTTTTAGATGAAGACCCTAACGATTTATCATTTATAGTTAATCTATGCTATGAGAGTCAAAGACACCAAATAGAAACAAGTGTAAAAGGTTGGAAACGAGCAACTAAAGATACCTTAGGGACTACCCCACCGACCCCCTTAGGGACTACCCTAGGGACTAACCCTAAGGAAGAAGAAGAGAAAGAAGAAGAAGAGAAAGAAGAAGAAGAAGAAGAAAAAGAAGAAGAAGAAGAAAAAGAAGAAGTTTATAGAAAATTTAAACACCTATCACTTTCTTTAGGTGAATTTAAAAAACTAAATGAAGTTTATGAAAAATCTAGTATAGATGATATTTTAGATAAAATTGAAAACTATTCTAAAAACACTAAATATTCTTCATTATATTTAACAGCTAATTCATGGTTAAGAAAGGATGGTGTTAAAATTGAAACTAAACAAGTGAAAAAGAATTACAGTTTTGAGGAATTAATGAACATGGAGAAATGATAGATAACTTTAGAAATATTAGAATAGAGCCAAAAGGAAATAGAGTAGAGCAAAAAGTGAAATGTCCTAACTGTTTCGATATAGGCAAAACAAATATAAACGATACTTGCTTATCTATTAACTTAGAGAGTGGATTGTACAACTGCCATAAGTGTAGTTGGAAAGGATGTGTTAAACCAATAGAATTTAAACCAATGTATATAAGACCTGAAAAAAAGAACTTCACTAAGCTATCAGATGAAGCATTAAAATTATTTACCGATAGAGGTATAACTCAAAGTGTAGTTAACTCAAATAAAATAGCAATGTCTAAGGATGGTGAAAGTGTTATATTTCCATACTTAAGAAATGGCGAGCTAATAAACTACAAGCAAAGATTTATATCTAAAAAAGATTTTAGACAAGCTAAGGAAGCTGAACCGATAATGTACAACTATGATAATTGTATAGGTCAAAAAGAGATTATAGTTTGTGAGGGTGAATTTGATGTTATGGCTTTTGAAGTAGCTGGATTTAAAAATGCTACATCTGTAAATCAGGGAGCTCCAAATGTAAACGATAAGAACGTAGATAAGAAATTAGAATGTGTAACTAATTCTTATGAATTATTTGAAAATGCTGAAAAAATTTACATTGCAGTTGATAATGATGATAATGGTAGAAGATTAAAGGATGAATTAATAAGGAGGTTTGGAGCTGAAAAATGCCTTGTAACAAACTTTAAAGACTGTAAAGATGCTAACGACTATCTTATTAAATATAATTCATTAGAACTAAAGAAAACGATACTAGAAGCTATTGAAGTACCAGTTGAGGGAGTATACAACTTAAATGATGTTAAACTTTCAATGCTAGATTCATTTAGAAATGGTAAAAAAAGAGGTACTACAACTTATTGGAAAGAAATTGATAAGGCTTGGACTTGGAGAACTGGAGAAGTAAATATATGGACTGGTTACCAAAATGAGGGTAAATCTTTATTCTTAGAAAGTTTATGTGTTTTAAAAGCATTTTTTGATGGTGATAGCTTTGGTATCTTCTCACCTGAAAACACACCAGTAAATGATTTTTACGATAACCTTATCGAAATATACATAGGTAAAACCTCAGACCCTATTTATAAAGCAAATCAAATGAGTGAAGAGGATTATTTAGAGGCAATGGATTTTATTAGTTCAAAGTTCTTTGTAATCTATCCTGAGAAAGATTTTAATTTAGAAACTATCTTTAATAAAGCTAGATATTTAATTAGAAAGAAAGGTATTAGACATTTAATAATTGACCCATACAATACTGTTGAGCATAAAATGAAGTCAGGAGAAAGAGAAGATTTATACATAAGTAGATTTATGAGTGAATTAAAAAGATTTGCTATTGAAAATGATATATCTATACATTTAGTTGCTCACCAATTGACACCTCAGAAAGATACTAAAGGTAAGTATTTAAGACCTGATACAAATAGAATTAAAGGAGGTGGTACATTTGCAGATAAAGCAGACAATGTTTTAATCGTATGGAGACCTGATAGAGCCTTAGATTTTAGTAGTACCTTAGTTTTGTTTGGAAGTCAAAAGATTAAGAAACAAAAATTAGTAGGTATACCTCAAGATATAGATGCAATTAATTACAATAGGAAAACAAATAGATATTATTTTGATGGTAAAAGTCCATTTGATACTGTTGATGAAATGAGAACAGGACAAGTAAAAGAAGTGAAAAGTGCATTAGTTCCTAATGTTAATTTTGATAACGAAATGCCTTTTTAAAAATATTGTTATATTTACAAAAAAAAGATTATGAATTGCAAAATATGTAACACATCAAGTAAACACTTAGAAAATCATCATATAATACCTAAATCTAGAGGAGGTGAAGATAGTGAATCAAACTTAATTAAAATATGTTCTAAATGTCATGGTTTAGCTCATGATGTTTCTTTTTCAAATGATAGGGGTGGTTTAATTAAAGATAGCATAAATAGAAATAAAAATATTGAGATTGAAGCTGTTAAATGGATGAATAAAAATCCTGAAATAATTGAAAATAAAATGAATAATTTATATTATGAAGATGTAGATAAACATATGTTAATGTTATTTTTATTAGAAAAATGTAAAATTAAATCAAGTGATTTTGTAAAATGGTGTAAAAATGAAAAGGTTACATTTAAAACAAGTTTTACTTTTTAACAAATGAACACAATAAACATAAAAGCTCTATCCGTTAATAGTTGCTATCAGGGCAGAAGATTCAAAAACAACAATCATAAAGTGTATGTGCAAAATGTTTTAAGTCAACTTCCAAAAGATTATAAAATTAATCAAGCACCTTACAAACTAACACTTGAATTTGGTTTATCTTCTAAACTTCAAGACTTAGATAATTGTATTAAAGTATTTCAGGATTGCCTTGTTAAAATGTATGACTTTGATGATAGAGATATCTATGAATTACAAGCATCAAAAGTAATAGTCAAAAAAGGTTGTGAATTTATTAAGTTTGATGTATCTAGTTTAAAATAAAATTATTATATTTGAGTATGGAAGTACCAAAACATTATAACAATTCAAAAGGCACACTTTACAAAGTGGCTGAAGAGCGAGGATGGAATACATACCTATTCGATATAGTTAAACGATTAGAAAGAGCAAACAAGAAAGGTGAGTTTGAAAGCGATTTAAACAAATCTAAATTAGTAATAGACTTATGGCTACAAGAAAACAAAAAATAGTTAAAATGATGCTAGAGCATGAAACAACCATGTTAAGGAAAGGTTACAACTATCTAGTAGAAGATGAAGATGAGAAACATTATTATATTAATGTTGCTGGTAAAAAAATGAAGTACCCAAAATTTTATTTTATGGAAGTTGAATTATGATTGATATTAAAGATATAGAAGTAGGTCAAATAGTTGAAGTACATTATGAAGATTTAGATGTTACTTTAGATGCTAAGGTGGTTGAAATTTTTGAAGATGAAATATTAGTAGATTTAATAGGTGAATATGAAGATGTTATACTAAATCCTAATCACGAAGTAAGACTAAAGAAATGAATAACCTAACAGAACTTTCAAAGAATCACAAAGAGTACATTCAAATAGTAAAAACATTTGGAGGAAACGTTGACCCTGAAGATGTAGTACAAGAAATGTACATAAGACTGCATAACCACTTAGAGCGATACCCTGACAAAGAATTAAACCTTTTCTATTGTTGGTCGACTTTAAGAAATATATTCTTTGATACGTATAAAGAAGACACAAGGTACTCCGATACTGACATAGCAGAGTTTAAAACATTCGAAGTAGAAGATAATAACAACGAAGAACAAGAGGCCTACGACCAGCTACAACAAAACATTAATAACGTAGTTAATAGTCAGCATCACTTTGATAGTAGGCTCTTTGAGATATACTCTAATAGAAAGACTTCTATAAGAAAACTAGCAAAAGAAACTTGTATAAGTGCTAGAACAATATTTTGGAGCTTACAACAAACTAAGAAACTAATTAGAAAAGAACTTAGAGAGGATTACGAAGATTACAAGAATGAAGATTACGAACTACTTAAAAAGTACGAGATACAACAAGAACAATTAACATTAGATTTATAATGGAAAGTAAACCAAAACAAACAAGGAAACGTAAACCAAAAGCTCAAGGTCTAGGTGACACAGTAGAACAAATCACTAAAGCGACTGGAATAGATAAGCTAGTCAAGTTTGCATTTGGAAAAGATTGTGGTTGCGATGAAAGAAAGGAGAAACTAAATAAAATGTTTCCTTACTTTAAGCCACTATGTCTACTTGAATATGAATACAACGAACTAACAGAGTTCTTTAATGGTCGTACAAGCCAAATTAACCCCTCTAAGCAAAAGAAACTACTATTGATATACAATAGGGTACTAAACCAAAAACAAGAGCCTACAACGTGCTCTGATTGCTGGAGAGATATTATAAACAAACTAAGAAAGGTTTATAATGAGTACTAAAATAGTTGAAGTCTTTGAATGGTATCAGCTAGATGTACACTTAGATTTAACTCTAAGGTTGTACACAAAGCATTTTATACTAATGTGTAATAATTAATTAGTTAAAACAAAATTAAATGAAAATATCAAAGTTAGAAGAGTTGGGGTTTGAGAAGCTTGTTATGAGTGATAATTATGACTTAAAAGTATCAGATAAAATAGAGTTAAATTATTTTAGAGATGAAAATTTCATAACGATGTATGTAAATGATGCTGCCGAAATAGAACTTTACAACGTAAACACAATAGAGAAAGTAAAACAACTAATAGAATTATTGAAATAATGGATAATAGAAAAAATAATGGTGGTCACTCTACTAAGGGTAAAGCTGGTCGTAAACCAAAAGACGAAGAGAACAGAATAAGAGATTTAATGAGGCCACACTCTGAGGAGGCAATCAAATGTTTAGCTGCTATTATAAAGAATGAAAACGCTCGAGATAGTGATAGAATTAGTGCATCTAAGCTAGTCATTGAGTATACTTATGGTAAGCCTAAAGAAACAGTTGAAACTACACACAACGTTAACACGTTTGATATTAAACAAGTTCTAGGATTTGGAGAATAAAGTACTAATCAATCCTAAGTACACATCACTATTTAGCGAAGATAGTCGTTACTTTGTTGTTACTGGTGGTCGTGGTAGTGGTAAATCTTTTGGGGTTACTATGTTCTTACTCGCATTAACTTATGAAGTAGGGCATACAATATTATTTACAAGGTATACTTTAACGTCTGCACACGTTTCAATCATTCCTGAATTCTTAGAGAAGTTAGAGTTAATTGATGCTTATAAAGATTTTCATATTACAAAGGATGAAATAATAAACCTAAAGACTGGGTCAAAGATTTTATTTAAAGGTATTAAAACAAGTTCAGGGCAACAAACTGCATCTTTAAAGTCACTAAGTGGTGTTACTACATGGGTGCTAGATGAAGCTGAAGAGTTAACGGATGAGGAAATATTTGATAAGATTGATTTATCTATAAGACATAAGGAGAAACAGAATAGAGTAATACTTGTTTTGAATCCAGCTACTAAAGAACATTTTATTTACAATAAATTCTTTCAACATAAAGGAGTTAATGCTGGGTTTAATGGTACTAAACTAGACACTACGTTTATTCATACTACCTACATAGATAATATAAAACACTTATCTGAATCATTTATTAATCAAGTTGAAGAAACAAAGAAACGCAGACCTGAGAAGTACAAACACACTATATTAGGTGGTTGGTTAGATAAGGCAGAGGGTATAATATTTAACAACTGGAAACTAGGAGAATTTAAGCAAGTTTCTACATCTGTATTCGGTCAGGATTATGGATTCTCAAACGACCCAAGTACACTCGTTGAAACTGCAATAGATGTATCTAACAAGGTTATCTATGTTAAGCTACACGTTTATAAGACACACTTAACAACAAGCGAACTAGCAACGTTAAACAAGCAAAACGCTGGTAATGGCTTAATCATTGGTGACAATGCAGAACCTAGACTTATAAGTGAATTAAAGTCTAAAGGTTGTAACATTGTACCATGTGTTAAGTATGCAATTAAAGAGGGTATAGCACTTATAAAAGATTACGATTTAATCATAGATGAAAGCTCAACCGACTTAATTAAAGAGCTGAATAATTACGCATGGTTAGAGAAGAAGAGTGAGACACCAATAGACAAGTTTAATCACGCTTTAGATGCTTTGAGATACGCAGTAACGTACCAATTAGTTAATCCAAATAGGGGCAAGTACAACATTTTATAAAGAAATTAGTTAATAAGTATGAAAGTTAAATTAACAATTCCAACAAGTTTAAGCGAAATAAGACTAAAAGATTACGTTCGATTTATGAATGTAGTTAAAGGCTCTAATGATGCTGAATTTATCAATCAGAAGATGGTGGAGTGCTTTTGTGGAATAGATTTAAAAGATGTGGCTAAGATAAGTTTAAGTGACTTAGATGGTCTTGTAGAGCATTTCAATAAGCTATTTGAAACTAAGGGAGACTTTAAAGAGAAGTTTGTTTTGAATGGTGTTAAATATGGTTTCATTCCTAACTTAGATAAGATTACCAACGGTGAGTATATGGATATTGATTCTAATATTTCAGACGTAAACAACTATCATGTTCTAATAGGTATAATGTATCGTAGAATTACTGGTGAATTCAAACACAAGTACGAGATAGAAGATTATGATTCTGATAAGATAGACTTTGAAATCTTTAAAGATGTAACCTTAGACATAGTGCTTCCAGCGTTGGTTTTTTTTTATCGTTTAGGGACAGAGTTGTTAGTGGTTTTACCTCGTTTTTTGGAGGAGGAAGTGAACAAAATGAATACAGCGAAGAGTACCAATTTGGGAGAAAATGGGGGTGGTATCAATGCCTATACACACTCGCTAAAGGAGACGTTACCAGACTTGATGAAGTTAGTAGAGAGGAACTTTTTAAGTCATTAACATTACTATCATTTGAAACTGAGAAAACAAAGATTGAAATAAACCAAGCTAAGAAAAGAAATAAACAATGATAGATTACTACAACATAACAGATAAGTTAAAAACTGCATTACTAGCGGAGCCATTTTGCAATACAGTTACTAAGGGAACTATTGATAGGGTAATGAATGCTAAACAAGATATGTACCCATTAAGTCACCTAATGATTAACTCATGTACACCTAATGGGAACACGTTAACTTATAATGTTAGTATTTTATCAATGGATATAGTAGATATTTCCAAAATAGAAACAACTGATGTATTCGTAGGTAATGATAACGAGGACGATGTATTAAACAATATGCAATCTTTACTTATTAGAATAGTATCACGTTTACAAAGAGGTGACTTATTTACTGATTTATACCAACTATCAAATGCAAGTTTAGAGCCTTTTATGGATAGGTTTGAAGATGCAGTAGCTGGATGGACTTTAACAGTTGATATAGTAGTGCCAAATGGAATGACAATATGTTAGATAGGGAAGAGACACAAAAGTCATTAGACACGTTTAAAAAGTATGTTGTACAACAAGCTAAATCAAATCTTAGTAAGTCCAAAAAGAATAGCTCTAAGAAGTTGTATAATAGCATTAAGGGTGTTACTAAAGTAAATCCAAATTCAATTAGTCTATACTTTGAGATGCTTGATTATGGGGTATGGCAAGATAAAGGTGTTAATGGTTATAGGTCTGCTTATACTACTCCTTACTCATTCAAAAAGAATGTACCAAGTAGACAGATGTTAAAGAACTTAGATAGGTGGATTGTTAAAAAGGGTATAGCACCACGTAATAAAGATGGTAAGTTTATTAACCGACAAGGTTTAAAGTTTGCTATTGCTAAGGGTATATTTAAGAACGGTATTAAGCCAAGTTTATTTTTTACTAAGCCATTTGAGAAAGCATACAAAAACCTACCTAATGAGTTAATAAGTGCATACGGCTTAGACATAACTAAGAATTTTATAGACGCAATAGAAACTAAAAAATAATGACAAGTATATTTACAAGAAGCCCTTTTATAGTTGAGGTTGATGTTGCTTCACAAACCTCTACAAAGGTTGAGTTATACATAGCAAGTGGAACGGATGCAATACCAACTTCACCAACTTACACACTAAGTAAGTTAATTGCTGCATCTAACAAGCCTGAGACACAATATAACGTTTCACCTTATCTTAGGGAGTATTCTAACTTTAACTCTATTACAAGTGCTTATAGTAGCGACCGAATGAACACAGATACTTACGGTACTTGTACTATTAAAGTGTATGCTAATACTGGTGCTGGTTTTAGTTTATCTACAACAACGACTTATTTTTTCTTCGATGGCTATGGTTATTACGAAGATGGAAGTAACCCAAATTTAGGTAGGTCTTTAATGACTGAGGGTACTTACTATTATCACTACGATAGCACTATTGATTTAGCTGCTGATTTTAATGAAGTACCTAGTTCAATTGGTGTACCATTAGAGGGGTTAGCTGGTGAGGAATTAAAAGCAACCTACACAAATCTAGTTAGTGGTGCTACAACAAGCGTTACTAAAACTGCAATAGTTGCTCCAAGTGGCTCACAAAATGTAGCTAGACAATTCAAAAGTGTTATTGATGCTTACTATGCTGATGGAAATAAAGTAGAGATAATAGATAATGTTACTACAACTGTACTTGCTACTTATTACTTTTACCCTAAAGAGGCTTGTAAATACACACCTATAAGATGCGACTTTGTAAATAAGTTCGGTCAATATCAAAGGTTATGGTTTTATGCTGCATCAAATGATACGTTAAACGTTACATCTAGTGAACATAAAAACTTACAGTCTAGTATAACAAGTTACAACACAATACAAGGGCAAAGCAAAGAGTTTAATTTGAACGGTAAAGAATCTATCAAGGTTAACACAGACTGGGTAGGTGAAGATTTTAAGAGTATTCTAAAAGAGATAATGTTAAGTGAAAAGGTTTTAATTAATGGTTACCCTTGTAAACTTAAAACAAAATCTACTGAATTATTTCAAAATATAAATACTAAGCAAATCAATTACGCTTTAGAATTTGAATTTAATTACAACACTATAAACAATGTATCTTAATGAGAAGTGTACAAATATACATAGAGGGCGAAAGAGATAGTAATGACTACACAGAGATTGAGTTGTTTAATGATGAAAAGATTGATATTAATTTGTCTATACAAAATATTCAAGATATATCTAAAGTTTTTACAGATTTTTCTCAAAGTTTTACAGTTCCAGCAAGTTCAATTAATAATTCAATATTTAAACATTTTTACGAGAATGCAGTAGATTTAGATACTACATTAATTGACCAAAGATTAAGAAGAAATGCTTTTATCGAAATAGACAGAACACCTTTTAGAAGTGGTAAGATACAATTAGAGAAAGCAAATTTAAAAGATGGTAACGCAGAAAGCTACACCATCACTTTTTATGGTGACTTAGTTACTCTTAAAGACTTGTTTGGTGAAGATAAGTTAAGTGATTTAGATTACACAACGTACGACCACACTTATACTGGTACTGAGGTTTACAATAGAGTTATTACTCCAAATTCAGGCACTAACTACGATGTTAGATACCCATTGATTAGTTCTGATAGGGTATGGAGTTATGGAGATAGTACAAGTACAGATATTAGCATAACTGGTGGGAGAATAGATTTTACTGAATTGTTCCCAGCTTTGAAAGTTGCTAGAATATTTGATGTTATTGCAGATTATTACAATGTAAACTTTTCAGGGTTATTCTTATCAGATAAAAGATTTACTAATTTATTTCTTTGGTGTAAAAATCAAGAGAGTTTCTTACTTAGGACAAATTTAGAAACGATAGATATAACTGGAGGAGATTCTAGCATATTTAAGTACACAACAGATGAAGTACAAGTATCTAGTTACACTCAACCAAATACTACTTTTACTTCCTCAGTATCTTTAAATATATTCAATACTACCTCAAGTTCTGTTACATGGTTTGTAGAGGTTTACTTAAATGGAGTGTATCAACGTAGAATAAGTGGTAATGGAGATTCTAGTGTTAATTTAATATCTAGTGTAAACGGGAGAGTTAGAGCTGATGTTTATGCAGATGGAGTTATAAGTTTAGATACACAATATATTTATAAAACTAGATTGTCAGAGTTTACTCCCGGAGGGCAACAAAGTGGATACACAATAACAAATAATAGTTATACAAGTGTAAATAACACTATCAATTTAACGTTAACTAGCAGTATAGGCAATAGAATGCCTGACATGAAAGTTAGTGACTTCTTTAGTGGTGTGTTAAAACAATTCAATCTTACTTGTTACCCTAAAGGAGTAGATACATTTGAAGTAGAGCCATTAGACTATTGGTATCAAAAAGGTGCAGTTACAGATATTACAGACTTTGTAGATGTAGAAACTATTGATGTAGCGAAAGTGCCATTGTATAAACGTATATCTTTTGAGCATGAGGTTAGTAAGTCATATCCAAACATTGGTTTTGCTACTGTATTAAAACGAGAGTATGGAGATTTAGAACAAGGTTACAGTTTTGATGGAGGTGATTTCAATGTTAAACTACCTTTTGAGAATTTAAGATTTGAAAAGTTTAGTGGAGATAATATTACAGTTGGATATGCTTTAGAAGAACAACCAACTTACAAACCTTACATTCCTAAACCTATACTAATGTATATGTACGAGAGAGAAACTTGTACTGGTTTTAAGTTTTATGATGGAGCGACAGAACAAACCATAACTCAATACATGCCTTTTGGTCAAGACGTTTTAGATAATGGTATAAAC